CGTTTTGTTTTGACAGGTTGAACCAGCGCACCGGGAAACGTCTCCTTGATCGACCGCACAATGTCAGGGAAGGCCTCAATGGCGCGAGCCACCTCTTCGAGCGTCCAGACGTTCTTAAGTCGCCCATCCCGAATAACCTTCGACGCATCCGCGTTTGTCTGCACGATAGCGACAAGCGAGCCATCCGACAAGGGCGTCTCCCACACGTCGGGATCTATCGGCTTCTCACCTGTCTGTTCGGCCTGCTTGTCCAGAGCGGCCCAAGCGCGCTCCATTCCTCCTGTTGCGCTCGCCACGACGTCCAGCATGTCGCGCGTGATGACCTTCGCGCCGTAGCAGGCTTCTAGAGCCTCTCGCATCCGCTCGCCCTGGCGATAGAACCTGGCGCGGGTGTCTGCGCCTACGAGAAGCGGCAGGCGGTCCACGCCCCACTTCGACTCCATGCGCTGCGCGATATGGTCCACACCGTCTATGTGCGCCTTTAGGGTGGTGGTGTCCTCGTTCATTTCGAATCTCCGAAGAAATCAATCCCGCGCACATTGGCGACCACGTTGATGAAGCGAGCAATCCGATTTGGCGTCATCAAAGGCCATCCTTTAGCGGCCATTTGCCTGACGACGCGGAGCAGGGCGCACGGCCCTTCTTCGTCCTCGAAATGGACGGCGTAATCATAACCGCCCCAATAAACATGAACCGTGTTCCGCCCCTCGACTTCGAAAAAGTCTGGCTCCGGTTTGTAGTCCCCAAGCTTAAACGACTTGGGCGCGAACCGCTCTTTCTGCCTTGGGTTGGCGGCCTCGATTACGTCGATTGCATCAGTCGCTTCTTTGAGCATCTGGTCGTTCATTTCGTCCTCCTGTTTGTGGGTCTGTTTGGGACAGCGGCGCAGGCCCCACAGGGCCAAGCCGCCTGTCCCCTACGTAGTAGGGGCGTGCGCGCCCGCGCGCGCATACGAGAGCAAGTGTTTGTTTTTGTTGCTAAAGTGCGGTGTTACTGCACTGTCCAGTGCAGTCAGTGCGATGATTGCCGATTTCCCTTTATTTTCATGGACTTGACCACAGTGCAGTGCGCTTGACTGCACTGCACTGCACTGTTTTTCGGCCCTCAGTGCGGTAACACTGCACTTTGCCTTTGAAAACAACGACATGACCATTTTCAAACGCACCGATAACCCCTTTTCCCGTTGCTGGCTCCCGACTTAACTTTTCCATCTTCGATGCACTCTCGGACAGCCTGTCTGGCGACCATAGGCTTGTATCCAGCCTGCATAAGATCAGTGACCAGAGCCTTGTGAATGAACCTGGCATGGTCCTTTCTGTCGTTGTAAGGCGACCCGGAATCCCACTTGCTACGGACCATTTCAGCAGCTTCTCTGACGGCGCTCCACAGCACGGAATCTCCGTCTTCCACGTCTTCAGCGGCATGGAGAACGCCCGACTCATAGAACAGGCGAACACCTGTCTCGTCGCCGCTCTTGGCATAGTTGGCCTTGCCTCGCGTCAGTAGGCGTTCATCACCATTCCCTTCTTCTGGACGGGTGAGATAGATCCGCGAACGCACAGCGTTGTTCCAGGCTGTAGAGCCGCTGTAGCCTGATCCAGACGTTTTACCCGCTACGGAAGGGTGGCCCAGCAAAAGAACCGTCAGCGGCTCTCCCTGAGCCTTGCGCGCGGCAATAAGCCCCCCGAGAACGACCTTGACGAAATAGTTCACCTGAACCCGGTCAATCTCGTTTCCGCCATAGAAGTCCGCCAGCGTGTCAAGAATGACCAAAGACGGCTGTTTGTCGGTGATCTGCTGAACCAAAGACTCAGCGAACGGACCTAGTGTCGCTCTTCCATCCCGGTCCCATCGCACCAGAACATTATCGAAGCCAACGCGAGGCCACAGCCAAACGTCACTGAACGGGTTGCCTACGGCGTATCCCATTGCCGCCTTGATGTCGTTGTGGCGACGATGAAGCTCGCCTTCGTCGTCCTCGCACAGAACGGCAAGGACGTTGCCCTTGATCGTCTTCATGCCAAGCCATGTCGTTCCGATAGAGACGGAACACGCAAGCTGCTGAGCGAGCAGGGTCTTGCCTAGCCCGCCATCGCCATAAAGGCTGTTGACCGCACCCTCCACGATCCAATCATCAACGACCCAGCGACGGGCAGGCGGCTCGCCGTGGAAAGACGACGCCTGTATAGGGCCTGGCTCGCCTTCTGCGGCCTCTGTAGGCCGCTCTTCGTTAGCCATCGCCATCAGGGCCTTCGAAGGCTCTAAGTATGGCTCCTCTGGCTTTTTTCGCGCCTCCATGACGGCATTTCGATTAGCCTGAACGGCTTCGGCCTGCTCTTGGCCCTCCCCCGTCCAATAGCTGTAGAGCCCCAGCTTTGCCAATCGTCCGCTCTTCAAGCGCCTAAGCGTGTTATGAACACGCATCATAAGCTGCTGCTGTCCTGCCTGATTGGTCCAGCGTCCGTCGTCGTTCTTAACGTTGCGTGGGTCACTGAACTCCGCAAAGGCGCTTTCAAAAAGATCCTCAGCATCTGGATCTGCGCCGGTAGTTTCTTGATATTGACGGATGTGCTTCAGGAGCAGGTCGCGAAAGTGCGACTCTCGTCCATCTGTAACGCGACCAATCCAATCTCTTTCGATTTCACCGCTTGCGCCTGCCTCGCGCGTCACGTCCTGACGCATAGACGCTGGCGCTTCTTCAAGCGCTTTCAGCCGCTCAATGTCAGACGGCTTGGCGTTCTCGCGGATCGTTGTGACGGTTAGCTCTGTGCAATATCCCTTGGCTTGCTTGCGCTCGCCCGGATAGGAAACCGTTCCACCCAGCCGCATAATGCGAGCCGAATCTTTGACTTTTGCGTCAGCGTTGGTGTGAAGCACGAGAGCAGCGAACGCATGGGCGAAATCGCCTTCGTCGTCACACGGCTCAACAAGCCGTGTCCAATGCTGCGACCGACGCTCAGGCGTCAGGCCTGTGGTGACGACAAGAGCATCTTCGCAGACAGTCGCCATGCGAGCGCGGGTGTTATCATAGTCGCTGTCGATGTCGATTGGCACAGCCGTCGCGACGTAGAAGTCTTTCGCCTCTGAACGGCCCTTACGATCTGTGTCAGGCAGTTTGAGCGCAGCAGCGATATAGACGTTCGACCCGTTTGCATTGCGCTGAACGGCGAACTCAACGGCCTTCTCGACCTCATCTAAATCGAACAGCGCCGCCGCGTTGCAATGCCCGTTGCCCGCATCATAGGCGATCTCAAACAGAGCATCGGCGTAATCGCTTTTCGCTGGCTTAATCAACCATTCAATGTGGCTGCGAATATCGTCGGCGTTCGGAACGCACGGCTTATCTGGCAAGCCCGTGATGCTGATTTGCGCCAAGGTTCCTGCAACGCCAGCAGGAACACCGCCCCCTGACAAAGCGACCTTGTAATCTGAGTGTGCGACCGATTTTGACGTAAACCACCGTTTTAGGTCGTTCTGAAGCCAGCCCCGCGCCTTTGCTGCGCCGATCTCTTCCGAAATAGCCGCGATGGTGCTGGCGTCGAGTTGGCGAATGTCCTGATTGTTGTCCGTCATCACAGCCATTCACCGATTTCGCGGATTTCTTTGATGGATTTTCGCATGAAGCCAGCGGCACGAAGGTCGTCGTCTGATTTGGCGCAAAGATCAGACAAGAGCATGTCGTCCCCCCAAATGCGCCTGGCAACGTTGCCTGTCCTGACGCTAAGCTCAGCCTGCTTGACGGTGATAGGCTTTGTGACTTCTGAAGCGCGCACGACCACACGCTTTAGGCCAAGAGCCGACAAGAGGTTTTCAGAGGGAGGACGCGACCCCCCAAGAACCTGAGACAGATATGCTTGAGGCAGTCCAATTTTGCGAGCGAGAGCGTTTTGACTGCCTGCGCCGTCAATCGCTTTCTTGAGCGCTTCGATAGGGTCTAAATCTGTCATGCAATATCTCCTGCTAATCGTTCATCGCATGGGGCAATATCAAAAGCAATACATTCAGACAAAAAGAAAGGGGCTTGCGCCCCCTTCTCTCCTAGAACTCTTCGTCGCCGCTATCGACCTTCGGAGTTTCCTTCACCGGTTCCGGCTTCGGATCTTCCTTGGCCTCGCCGCCCTTGCCGCCAAGTTCGGCGGGACGATCAACCCACTTGTCGATCTGGAAGACGGGGCTGTAGTTCGTGGACTTCTTGTCGCCCGAACCCGATGTGATGGAAGTCGTCTTGACCAGGGACACGACAGGCAGTTTGCCGGGATTGTCCTTCTTGCCTGCCTCATAGGCGGTGTGAAGCTCGTCAATCGGAGCCAACACGACCTTGGCGGTATGCGAGAAGGTGCGATGCTCGCTGCCCGACGACTTGCCAAGCTTAAGCTCCATCAGGAAGCCTTGCTTGTGCTTGTCGGAGGGCTTGGCAGGCAAAGCCTCGCCCAGCTTCACCATGTGGTAAGACGGCGCTGCTGCGGTGTTGTAGAGAATCCATCCAACCTTGATGTTTTCGAGATCCATGACAGCCGTAAAGCCGTTGGTGATCTCTTCCTTGTTCGTCTCCCATTCGCCAGCGCTGTTTTGCGTGCGATCAGGGCGGAAGAAGCGACCCGCTCGGGCGTCATACTGGACGTAGCCGATAAAGTCTTCGCTGTTGGTCGTTTCGGTGCTGAGGCCTAGTGCCATCGGTGCTTTCCTTCATTTCATCCACCCGAGAAGCGTCGGGACCGCGCAACTCCGCAAAGCGGAGATCTAGAAACCAAACACCCGAACGCCTTCAGCCTTCATGGCCGGGTCGCTCCAATAGAACGTGCTTGGGTCGTGACTGACGATGGCCGCAAGCTCTTGCGGATCATCGGACACTGACAGAAACTTCTCCATCCGTTTCGCCATGACTGTTATCTCAATCATGGACCGGTCGTAAGTGTCGCGGTCTAGCGTCAAAATGTCCATACGCTTTGACGAAATATATGCGCCTCTCATGCGTTTTTCCATCTTGGCAGTCTTGTAGAGCGAAAACTGGCGAGCGTGAGCGGCGGGCATGGCGGACGGAATGGCGTTCGTGGTCTTGGTGTCGATCACCTCGTCCGCGAACTCAAAGTCGAGGTATCCCAGAAAAGGGATCGGAACCCCCTCAATCATAACTTCAATGCGGTGCTGGTCTCCCTGATTAGGCCGGATTGGGTTTCCTTTATCCCGAAGAGCTAGTCCATTTTTCACCATGCCTGGAATTACATTCCGTTCCTTGTTGCGTTTGTCGTCGCCAGAGAGCGCGGTAAGCCTGTCGTATTGCGATAGAGCCTTAGCCACGCAATCCTCCTCTGAGGCGGAATGGTCAAAAAGACCATGAGAAACGCCTCCCTCTACAGAAGATCCTCTATGAGCCGAGCATCCTACCCGACCTTTAACTTTTAGAAGCTTCTCCAAAAGCCATAGACTAGGGGCAGAAGAAAACAGATTTATTTGACTGGCCGACAGATGAGACAGACCATGACGCTCAAAACTATTTGACATGCTTCCAAGCCTTTCCTTTGACAATTTCGTTAATTGTTGATTGCGAAACGCCGAACCTATCGGCCTGAGATTGTTGAGTTTCGCCAGCTAGGCAAGCTGCTTTTATAGCGCTGATTTCAATCTCACCTAGCTTAGAGGCATGGTGTAAAGAGCCCTTTCTTCCTCCACCTCTAGCCCTTCCTTTTGCTACTTTGTCTGCCACGTTATCTGCATTGGTCCCCAAAAAAAGATGATTTGGATTTACGCAGCATTTCACATCGCACTTATGCAAGACGTGAAGACCTTTCGTCTCTCCTTTGAAAAGCTGATAGCTGGCGCGGTGGGCCAAGCTCCCTCCGTTATGCGAAAATGTTCCGTAGCCGCAGCGGTGAATAGCGCCACTCCAAAGCCAGCACCCGCCGAAAAAGTCAGGTTCAATCTGTGACAGAAATCGTCTTATTTTGTTTTCGATCAGCATCTAAAACTCCTCCTCTTTCTTAATTCCCTCAATCTCAATCCACACACACGCCCCCTTGCCGCTTGGCCTGTCCGACCACTCCGCATAGATCGCCTGGCAGTCGCTGTCGTCCCGAACGACGCCACAGGCCACCAAAGCATCCTCTGGACCCTTGAGGTAATTGCTTAGGTCTCGCTCGGCCTTCGATAGCCTGTCGAGCCTCAGGGACAGCTTGTAGGGACCAAGGATGGTCGTCTGGCCTTGCATCTGCCGATGTATCTCCGGCTCTGCGATCTTGCGCCACTTCCGATAAGCCGCGCCCATTATCTTTCGGCCTCTGCTCACCGTGAACATATGGTTTCCGGTCGGCGGCACGGGAAGGGATAAGCGGATCACACCTCCCCCTCGCACTTCTCGCACGTCGGGAGCTTGGAGGGGCGGGTCATACGACGACGCCGCCATCAATCGACGCTGTGCCGCCGACGACTGATGGATAGTCCGAATATCCCGACACGCGGTTCTTGCCGATCTTGATGACGACAAGGTAGCGCCCGTCCCGTGTCGGAGAGCACGACTCCACTGTTCCTGACTGTTTCATCCCGGCTCTCCGGTGAAGTGCAAAAGCGTCGTTTGCAGGCCGACATGACCCCGATTCTGAAGGCATCGATTAGCAGCCTCCATCAGCACAGCCGTTGATAGCCAGTGATCATCGTTGCGGATCTGATAGTAGCGATACTGAGTGCAGCCGATGGCCTCGCGCATGGCCTTGACCGATGCACCGCGAGTTCGCGCCCAAGCCAAGACTTCATTCTGATTTACGGCAATCATTTCGTCTCTCCATATGAAAAATTAACGAGCATCACACCCTCCCCTCAGCAGCCAACCGCAAGGACGCTGAATACCGACCCATCGCCGCCTCAAAGACCGCACTGTTGATATACATCGAGGCGAGGCGCGGTGAGCTTTCGCCATTGCTGTTCGTGACCCGCATAGCGACGGCTTCGGCGTATGTGATGCCGATGCGCTTGCAATGCTGTCGGATGCCATGAATGACCGTCGTGTGGTCGCGCTTCATCATCCTGGCGATAGACGGATGACTCATGCGCGGACAGGTAACAAAGATGTCGAACATGATCTCCTGACGAGGCCAGACGTATTTGCGGTCTCGCTTGTCGCCAAGAATAATCGCCGGATCGACGTTCAGGCGCTCGCACGAATCCATAAACACCGTCTTGGCGCGTCTGGATCCATATTGAGGCGTGACTTCTGCGGCTGTCTCAGGCTTCGGTGTGGTGTAAGACCGCCGCTCCCTAGGCCGCAGATACATGATGTCCTGCATAGAGAGCCCCGTCGCGCGCGATATGGCGGTAAGGGGCGTTCCTTTGGACGCGAGGTCCTGCGCGTATTCGTGGGCGGTCACATCCACCTCCATGCGCCGTCTTGCTTAACAAGCCCGGCTGCTTTTGCTGTGCGTTTGCCGGGTTCGGTGCGACCGGCGATAATGGCCTTGAGGTGGCCGGATTGAACGTCGTATTTGGCTTCGAACTGCGCCACGCCTCCGACTTGTTGGATCTTCGCGCGGATAATGTTGATGGCTTCGGTGTTATTGAGCATCGGGGCCTCCATTTGCGATTATCGCAGCCATAACAACGGAATCTGCAAACGCTACGGCGGCTGCTGGGTCTCCTTGCAT